TCAAGCTTCATTTGGTATTAAAGGAATTGGATACACTAAAGATTTTGTTGGAGGTGGAGATCCTGTAGCACCTAAAGGTAAATACAAATCATCAGGATATGGTGATATGCCTAAAGCTGTTAAAGAAGGTTTAAACGAAGCAAAACGTCCTTCAATTAATGACCATATTAAAGAAGTAGAAAAATCATCACAAGCAATTGCTTTAGAAGCTAAATTAACTGCTATTGATGAAGCTATTGAAAAACGTAAAGCAAAATTAGCATTAGCTGAATCAGAAGAATTAGCAGAAATGATTGATCAATCAATGGTTAAAACTCTTAATAAAGAAATTAAAGAACTTGAAAAACATAAAGCTAAAACTCAAAAAATCTATGAAAAGATGACAGGTAAAGCTAAAGAAGAAGTGATTGATGAAGATAACGACATAATGAATTACTAATATGAAACAAGTATTAATTGAAACTATTCCGTTTTTAGTAACACCTAGAAGTTTAACCGAAGGTTTAAAAGCCCCTTCAGGTAATCCTCTAGTTCAAGGAATACTTGCTACTGCCGAAATAAAAAACGGTAATGGAAGATACTACCCAAAAGAATTATGGGAACGTGAAATTGACAAATACATGGATGTTGTTAAAGAAAATCGAGCAACAGGTGAATTAGATCACCCTGAATCCACAATTATTAATTTAAAAAACGTATCACATATTATTCGTGAAATTTATTGGGTTGGTGATAAAGTAATGGGTACATTAGAAATTCTACCAACAGTATCAGGTAACATTTTAAAAGCCCTTATTGAAAATAACGTTATGGTAGGTGTATCATCTCGTGGAATGGGTTCATTAAAAGAAATGAACGAAGGTACTTTAGAAGTTCAAGACGATTTTGAATTATTATGTTGGGATTTTGTTTCAACACCTTCCAATCCAGGTTCATATATGAATTTAATTAGAGAAGGTTTAGAAAATCCTAAAGAAAACCCATACGCAAAAGTAAACATATTATTATCGGAAATTTTATGTGCTAATGGCACGTGCCCGATAATTTAAGAAGCCTGCTACCTTAGGCAAGTGCCCCTCTAAAGATAGGCTCTTTAGACAGACCCCTACAGAAATGTAGGGGTTTCTTTTTCTGCGCAACTGGCGACTTTAAAAAATCTTGATATATGTATCGACATAATATGCGATCTTATATCGCATCAAGTTAACATAACTTATTACGCTTCGACAATCGTCAACAATAAGCGTATTTCCAACAACAAATAAATTTGAGGACAAATGACAAACAACAGAGATTTGCTTAAAGAAGCAATCGCCGATGCTAAAGCTGTTAAAGAAACTGCTATAGCAAACGCAAAAGCCGCTCTTGAAGAAGCATTCACACCTTATTTGAAAGAAAAGTTAGCTGCAAAGCTTTCTGAAATGGATGATATGGATGATATGGATGAAGCTAAAGAGATGGATGAAATGAAAGAGAAGGACATGAAAGAAAATTTCGACATGGACGAAACTACAGAAATGGATGAAGCTAACCACAGAAAAGGGTACGAAGGCCAAATGGGCATGAAAAAATTAGGTACTAAAGAAATGGAAGAAACTTATGACATGGATGAAGCTAAAGACATGGATGAAATGGACTTAGATGAACTTCTTAGAGAATTAGATGACATGGAAGAAGGTGAAAAAGAAGAAATGATGGAAGGTGAAGATTTAATCAACGATCCCAAATATCCTTCAGACAACAACGCTCATGGTAACGTTGCTGAAGCTGAAGAAGAGGAAATGGGAGAAGAAGAAGAAATCGATCTTGAAAACATGTCTGAAGATGATCTTAAATCATTCATCGAAGGTGTTATCGCTGACATGGTAGCCGCTGGGGAACTAGAAGGCGAAATGGAAGGCGGAGAAGGTGAAGAAATGGAATCTGAAGAAGAAGAAATTAGTATTGATGAATTAATGAATGGATTAGACGAACGTAAAAAGTACGGTGGTAACAAAGGCGACGTACCTGCTGCTAAACGTGGTGACAAAAAAGACACTGCTGAAGAAGAAGGTGTAGAAGACTACAAGAAAAAGCTAAAAGAAATGGAAGCTAAACTTGAAGAAGCTTACGCTGCTATCGAAACCGTTAAAACTGATCTAAACGAAGTTAATTTGTTAAATGCTAAATTACTTTACACTAACAAAATCTTTAGAGCTAAAAACTTAACCGAATCACAAAAAGTAAAAGTATTGGCAGCATTTGACAAAGCAGCTACTACTAAAGAAGCTAAATTAGTATTTGAAACATTATCAGAAGGATTAAATGAAAAGAAATCATCTGTTAACGAATCAATGATTGGTGGTGCTTCTAAAGTAGCAGGTATTGCTCCAACAAAGAAACCAATTCTTGAAATAAACGACCAATTTGCTAGATGGCAAACATTGGCAGGTTTAAAAAAATAATTTTAACAACAACTAAAAAAACAATTTAAAAAAATGTCACAAGTAAATCAATTACTCGAATCGGCAGCTGGATCTTGGAAAAATCTCCAATCTGATGCTGCTAAATTAGCCGGAAAATGGGCTAAAACAGGCCTTTTAGAGGGCTTAACCGAGCATGATAAAAATAACATGTCAATCATGTTAGAAAATCAAGCTAAACAATTAGTAACTGAATCAAACCAAATCTCTTCAAACTCTTCATTCACTTCAGGTGGACAAGGTGAGAACTGGGCTGGTATTGCATTGCCTTTAGTAAGAAAAGTATTCGGTACTATCGTAGCTAAAGAATTCGTTTCAGTTCAACCTATGAACATGCCTTCAGGACTAGTGTTCTTCTTAGATTTCCAATATGGTAACTCTAAGACTCCATTTACTGCAGGTCAATCATTGTATGGTAATCGCGATACATCTTCTCAATTCCCATTCTCTACTCCAGCTGCTGTAGGTGGTTTATATGGTGGACCAGAAGGTCGTTTCACTTATGCTACCAACAACTTCTCAAGTTCATTATTTAGAGTTACTTCATCTGCAAACGGTGGTGCTTCTCCTATCACTACAGGTAGTGCTGCTGCTCTTATAGATGCAACATGGGCTGAAGTAAATTTTGATTCTGATTACTCTGCTTCTGCAGCTGATGGTCAAATTACAAAATTAACTATTTCTGCTTCATTCTTACCTGCATTTGATCAAGATGCAGTTCGTGGATTTGTTGCTTCTGGTTCTGGGGATGGTGGTGTTGCAAATCCTGCAAACCTATTATCTGCATTTACTACTTACAATTACACAGCCGGTACTATTTCTTTCTTCTATACTGCTTCTAAAACTTATTCAGCAGTAGTTAATGGTGAAGCTCAAGTAACATACCAAAGATCAACTTCACAAGACGGTATCAACGTTACTTCAGGTAACAACCAAGCTGTTGCAATTGGTGGTAACCAATCAGGTCGTGGTGATTTTGAAGCTTCAGGTTCTTTCTCAGTACCTAACGCTGCTTCTGCTACTCAAATCGTTATCCCTGAGATCAACGTTAGAATGCAATCACAACCTATCACTGCTAAAACCAAGAAATTGAAAGCAGTATGGACTCCTGAATTTGCACAAGATTTAGCTGCTTACCAAAACATCGATGCAGAAGCTGAATTGACTAACATTATGAGCGAGTACATTTCAATGGAAATTGATTTGGAAATCTTAGATATGTTAATCGAAGATGCAGCTGCTGATACGGAATACTGGTCAGCTATTAACAACACGGTTTACGATCCATCAACAACCTCATTTGTTACTTCAGCTGCAGGTTTCTACAACACACAAGGTCAATGGTTCCAAACTTTAGGTACTAAAATCCAAAAAGTATCTAACAAGATCCATCAGTTGACTTTACGTGGAGGTGCTAACTTCATCGTTACTTCTCCTACAGTAGCAACTATCTTGGAATCAATCCCAGGATTCGCTTCTACTTCAAATGGCGAAGCTGACCAAATGGAATACGCTTTCGGTGTACAGAAAATTGGTACAGTTAACGGTCGTTACAAGGTTTACAAAAACCCTTACATGACTGAAAACTTAATGTTAATGGGTTACAGAGGTTCACAATTCTTGGAAACAGGTGCTGTGTTTGCTCCATACATTCCATTAATCATGACTCCATTAGTGTACGATCCAG